TTTTTGCTACCGAAATTCCTACAAAGGACTATTTTTTTCAGCTTCAAGGTTATCTAGAACTTACTGGTACTTCTTGCTGAAAAGCCGCAAGCGCTGTAAATAAGTGTTTCATAGTGTATTGTTTTTAAACGTTATCTATATGCAAATATATACATATTTTTAATATTCAAGTAAATTTTTTTACATTTTTTATTTTAGTGCTGTAAGTGTCGCTTTTAAATACCCAGCTACCGAAGTCTATTTCTCCTTTTTTCTTTAGTTCTGCGATCTTATAAAATTCGTCTTTTTCTAGGTAGCCAATAATATAACCGTATTGCATACTTTCGGAAACGCTACACCATAGGTAAAAGTCTGTTTGCTGTCTGGTATTGTATGCGCTTATGTTAGCGTTAAAGTCGTTTGTAGGTTCTTTATCCGTTTTAAAGGTCTTAACGTCTATTTTTTTTCCGTTTATTTCTAGGTCGTAGTCGTAACTCCCTACATACTTGACTGTTTTATTTAATGATCGTAGAAAGTCCATAGTAATAACTTCGCCTAACGCGCCATATATTTGGCTTTCGCCTTCTGTAATAGAGTTATTCAGCGCTTTAAAACTATAGAGCTTTTTAGCTTCTTCTATTTGCTCGCTGGTTATATGTCGTTTTATCATTTTAGTTCCTTTAGTTTTTCTTTGTAGGTAAAGATTATGTATTGCAGTTCATCTGGCGTGTACTTTCGTGTTTGGTGTGCCTTTTCGTGTAACTCTAGTAGCTTGTCTGCGCCTATACGCTTTTCTATGCCTATCTGGTAGTTCAATAAGTTTCCGTGTTTAAATTGGTTGCACGCTACGCATTGGCCGTGTACGTTATTTTCATCAAAAGTAACGGCTTTATGTCCTCCAGAACTGAAATAATGCCCAGCGTCAAATTTAGCGCCTAGTTTTCCTTCGCAACTTATGCAAGGTTTGCCTTTGTCCCTTGCACGTATGTAGGAGTTAAAGACTTTCTGGGCTTCTTTAAGCCAGTCGCTAGTAGTTTTTAGTTCGTTAGTCCATTTCTTCTTCGTGTTTTTCCAGCTAGCAGTTTTTACTTCTTCTACAAAGGCCTTAATACATTCGTCTTTTAAACAGTACTTATGCAAAAAGCGTATAGGCTCGAACTTTTCTTTACAATTCTTACAGCGTGGCATCTTTACAACTATTTAAAATATCTAAAACTAACGAGCTAGGTATTACAGAACGTTCATAACTTCCAGAACGCCCTTGCGTTCCAGTCTTTGATCCTCTAGGCGCTGGCTGGTGGTGGCAGTTTTTATTTCCGTTAAAGCATTCGTGTTTAGGTAGCCACCCATTTGGGTTAAAAACACTAAATAAGTTATTAGTAAAAATATCGGTAGGCTTTGCTCGGTCGTCGCCATAAGTACAATACCATACTGTTGCCCTATCTATGCCCTTAACAAATGGCATCTTACGAAACATTCCGCGTGGGTTCTCAATAAAAAACTTCAAGTTGGGGTTTAACTTTAAATAGTAATTTATAAGTTCTATTTGGTGGAAATTTACACCGTCGCACTTTTTAGCGTAATCGCTTACTGGTAGCGTTCCGTTTCTATGGTGGCTTATTGCAGCTATTGAATACGTTGTACAGTCGGGGCTAGTCCAAATAACGTCGGGAATAAATGGCACGTGTTTTGGTGTTAATTGTTCTATATCAATAACTAGGTTTATGTTTTCGTAGTCTGTCCAGTCTACAGAAAAGACTTTAAAACCTAATTGTTCTGCTACTTTGCCTACTGATCTACTACCAGCGTGAAGTTCTAATAAATTCATAGCTTAAAAGTTATTTGTTTGTACTTCTGTTTCTAGTTCTTTAACTCGTCGCATTAATTCAATGTTACGGCGGGCTAGTACGTTGTTTTCACGGCTTATTGCTAGCGCGTGTTCGTATAGGTCCGTAAACATTTGGTAAGCTTCTGCTAGTTCCTTTTCGGATTGAAGTGCGCCAGTTATGTAAGCGGTTGCTTCTGGGCGTTTGGCTTCTATGTCGTTGCGTGCTATCTTAATACGTTCACGAATAGCCCATAAGTTAGCCTTTGTTTTGATTATTAATAGTTCTAGTTCCATTAAAATAGTTTTAGTTGTTTTATGTTTACTTGTCCGCTGTATATTCGTTCCGTGTTTGGGTCTATAAGGTCTGCGAACTCTATTTCGCAAAATGTACCACAGTCTGGCAATATTGGCGGTTCGTGTTTTCCTTCGTTTGGTTTAAGGTCTGCCAGAAATTTACCTTTAATGCAACTAGCGCCTGTTTGTATTTCTAGGTCTGCCATTCGTTTGTAATATTCTGGAAACTCTTTACGTATTTTGTTCCAGTAACCTTTACCACCTTTTACACAACCTATACAGTTGTTATTGTGAAAGCCTAATAAATACATTTTAGGTAGTTGTATGCCGTTTATTAGCAAAAGTTCGGCGCATTGTTCTTTTGATAGCTTGCGCTCAATAAGTGGAAATAATGGCTTCGCTTTCGGGTGTTGTTCTGCAAAACGAATAGCCCTATTAATTTCCTTACGCGAAAACTCAAAGCCAAATATTTGTCCGTCGTAGTCTATTTCCTTTTCTACTTTATAGCGTACATTCTTTTTTAATTCTAGCGTGCATCTAGCGCCAGCTGGACCGTTAATATATTTTGTTTTTTCTATTACGTCGAACTGGTCTATATACTTTTCGCTTCTTACCTTATTAACTTTTTTACCTAGCCAACGTTCGCAGTCTGATATAAAGCGTTCGTTATCTGGGTGCGCGCTATCTATAACCATATAGTAAAGTTCTACATTGTCTAGTCCGTATTGTTCTATAGCTATCTTACAAGCTACGGCGCTGGTAACGCCACACGAAAACCAAGCTATTTTTTTCATTTTAAAAACGTGTTTGTTGTTCTGGTTTGTAATATGAGCCCCTATTAGCGTAAACACGGTTGCCTTTGTAGTCTAGCATATAGTACTGGTATCTGTCTACGTCTAGAAACATTTTATAAATTCCGTTTTTACTTACGCCTTTTGGTTTACTCTTTGCTACTTTTAAATGTACTTCGTTTTTTTCTGCACCCGTTCCGTCGCCGTTAGCTAGTCCGTAAGGTGGTCGCCACGGTATTAACACGCTTAAACCTTTTCTAAACCATACTTGGCCACCCGCAAAGTCGCGAGCGCTAGGTATAGGGAAATAACTAACGTCTGTGCCAGCTATTGTTTTACCAGTTACCATAGGTTGGTCGCGAACGTGGTTAATTACGCAGTTGTGGCGTCCAGTTTTACGTGCGTTCTTCCTAACTAGCCCTAGAATACGGCTTAAATACTTGTCTTCACGGCCCAAGTCGCTACCTATGTATTCTTCGCTTAACTCATTCCACGGGTCTATAGTAGTGGTATGTATTTTAATACCTTCTTTTTGCTCTATTTCGTCTATAAGGCTGTAAAATTTAGTTATAGTTAAATCCTCGTCAATAGGGTCTATTACTATGAAGTGTTCGTTTACAAACATTTCAGCGCTTACTTGTTCGCCGTTAGTCATAGAGTTTTGGCCTTGTACGTATGGCTTACCTATGTACTTGTAGCATAGTTCTGCGTATATTTCAGCTGCGCTACCAGTTTCTGGGCTAAATATAGCGTGTCGCCAGCCGTGTAAACACGAAAGGTTTATAAGAAACTCAAACCAAAGTTCTGTTTTACCGCTTGCGGGTGCTGAACCTATATAAGTTGTACAACCTTCTTTAATTGTAAAGGGTAACATTTCCCAGTCCCAGCCTACGCCTTTTCCTTTTACGTCTTTTTGTAGGCGTATTTCGAACATTTCGGCGTTTAAATTGTGTAGTCTAGTGTACATTTATTCCCAAATTTGTGCTGGTGCAGTTATCTTAATTTCTGGTATGTATGGGAGTGTATTTAAAAGCGTGGCCTTCCATTTTAAAATAGGTTGCATTTTACCGCCTTTATTTGTACACCATTCATTCTCTATCCAGCTTTCGTATTTTAGTTTTAAGTCTTGTTGGTTTAGTAGTGGTTTCTTTTCCAAAGCAAAAGATAAAAACTCGCTATACGAAGGTATATTTATATTCTTTATTTCTTTATATTCTTTAGTTGTTGCCCTTTGTTTGCCCATTTGCTTGCCCTTTGTAGTACATTCTACTTGTAACTTTTCCCATTTTACAAGGGTTACAGCTTGCCATTTGTTTGTCGCGTAGCGTGCCACTTCTTTGGACGTTTCTAGCTTGTCCATAGCTGTACGAGTTTGCTTGACCGAAAGGCCTATTTCTTTAGCCAAGTTTTCCCAACTGGTAACCATTGAACCAGCTTTAATTGTTTGCCCTTTCCACTCCTTGTCTTCGTAGTTTACCGATAAAAGTAAGTGAACTAGCAAACGCGTTGCGTTGTGGTCGTCGTACCATTCCCAGTCCTTAAGTGTTTTGTGTAATTTAATCCAACCGCTCATTTTACTGCCTTAAAATAAAAAACCCCTTTCAGCGTTCGCAAGGCAGTGCTACTAACCGAAAAGGGTTCAAATAATGTTTTACGTGGGTCTGCCTACCCGTACAAATATAACGTTTTATTCTACAAAAGGTTGCGTCTGGTCTTTATATTTTTCGTACAAACCTATTTTTATCCGTCTTTGTATGCGTTTAACGTCCCTAAAATTGGTAGCGTCTAGTATGTCTTGGCGCAAGTCGTAGCCTTTTATTTTTCTTTTGCGTTCGATAGGTACGTAAATACTCCCTTCTAGTTCTTGGCGTAGTATGTTTGTTTCTGCAATATATTCTGGGTCTTGGTAACTCATTAAGTCGGCGTGGTTACGTAAGCCGTGAATAATAGTAGCGTGGTTTTTACCGAAAATTTCCCCTATTTGCATAAGGTTAAGCTGTAAGGCACGTAACTCATTCATTAAGTAGTAACGCTTGTATATGTAAAAACGCTGTCTGTTTACTTTGGTTAAGTCAAAGTGGTCTATAAGTTCGTGTATTACTTGCAGTCTGTCCTTCATATTTCCGTTATTTTAAACTTTCCTAGATTATAGTTGTCTGTGTTTAGCAGTTCACTTTTAAAGTAGTATGCTAGGCTTTTAGAATAGAAACGCCATTCTTGCACAGCGCGCCCACCTAAATAGTATGTAAGTAAGTATTTCATATTTCTTGCATTTTAATTTCACAAATTCGGTTATAAAGGTCTTCGTTAAAGTTAGTCCAGTATCGGTTAATTCTGTATCTGTTAAACGAACCAACTATTCTCGTCGAAGTTGTCGTAATAGTCTGCCCATTCAGCGTCGTACATTCTTTTACCATAGGTAACAAGGTGGTCCAGCGCTTCGTCTGCGTCTGCGAGTGGTGTGTTTTCTTCAAATTCATAGTTATATATTTTAATTGTGTCGGTATCGTTATACCAATTTATTACTAGTTGTATTTCTACATTTCCTATTTGTTCGCCCGTGCGGTTGTCTAAAACACGGACCTCAATACAGCCGTTACTATCTACGTTTGTAAGCTGTTCAAATTCGAATTTACTATTTTCCATATTTTCTTGTATAAACTCCTTGTGCATACTTGGCCCAGTCGCCCTTTAATTCGTAAGTCTGTTTTTCAATTTGGGTATTTTCCGTCATTACGTCGAATACTGGGGGTGTATTGGTGGAACAAAGCCACACAATAACGGACGCAATAGGCAAAAAGAATATTACAATATGCTTGAAAAAGTCTTTGTCTTCTTGTTCGAGTTCGTGCCATTCGGCTCTTAAATTATTTAGCGTTTTCATCTTTTCTATTTTCGTGTTTAATTAAACTGATTAAAGTAACAGCAGTATTCCACCTAGCGCGTGCTAGTTTAGTAGCTTCGTAGTCTGCGCCGTAAACAAGTTCTGCATTTTTTAAAGCGTCCCATAGCTTGTCTGCTTCTTGGTCTAGCATTGTAATAATTTCGTTTGTTGTCATAGCGTTTGTGAATTAAAATAATTGTCTGCTACCGCCTTTTTGATAATAGCTTTTTAAAGTTTCAAGGTTAGTTCCTTTTTCTTTTAGACTTAATAATAATTGCTCAAGTTCGTCTCGTAATTGGTCTTGTTCAAAAGATAATAGTAAGTCTAATAATTCTTGTGTTGTTTCTTGTGTTTTCATAGTGTTTTGTTTTATTGTTGTGCCTTATTGACCTTACAAAGATATGTAAG